AAAGCGGACGTGAAGGGATGGAGAATGAAGAAAAAGAGAAGGACCCTAATGCTCCTGCTGGTCCTCCTGGTCCTCCTGCTTCTGTTATGCCTACCGGTACTTTACCTGTCATCCCTCCTAAACAAGGATTTCGAGGTGGGAGACGTGAAGGATTGTGTACAGCCGGACAATCTTTGAAAGGAATGACATGGGATAAGGAAAAAAATGAATGCGCTTAAATGAAAAACATTTAGGCAATTTTCATTCTTTCTGTTCGAAATTATATTATCTAATATCATCTCACAATTAAATAATATAATGCGTTAAATCACTTAAATAAATCTTATTATAGTAGAATATAACAGAATGGCAAAATCATCCAAATCCGAAACTGCTCCCGCTCAAGTCGCTGCTGCTGCCGCCGCTACCCCCAAGACGCCCAAGGCCGAAAAGGCACCTAAGGCTGAAAAGGCACCCAAGGCCGAAAAGGTTGTGGCTGCCCCTGCTACCCCTGTCGCTGTTGAGGCTGAGACCAAGCCCAAGGCAGCCAAGAAGGCAAGTGTTCCCAAGACAAAGGAAGTCGCTGTAGCCACTCCTGCTCCCGTTGTTGCCCCTGCCGCTGTTGTAGCTGAAGGTGTTGCTCTTGAAACTATTTCAGTCTCAAAGGAGTTCACTGACTTTTTGGCCAAGCTTCAACAGCTCGGTACCATTGTTTCTTCGCTCAAGACCGAGTTCCGCTCATTGGAGAAGAAAGCCTCTCGCGAATTGAAGACCGCCGCTAAGGCCAGTCATAAGCGTAAGCGCAAGACCGGAAACCGTTCACCAAGTGGCTTTGTCAAGCCTACCTTGATTAGTGACGAGTTGGCCGCCTTTCTTGGTAAGGGTAAGGGTACCCAAATGGCTCGTACTGAAGTCACACGTGAAATCAACGCGTACATCCGTGCCAACCAGCTTCAAGATAAGACCAATGGTCGTCGCATCAATGCGGATACTAACTTGGCCTCTCTGCTTAAGCTGACCAGTGGTGAGGAGTTGACTTACTTCAACCTTCAACGTTACATGAGCCCTCACTTCGCAAAGTCGACTGCTGCTGTGGCCACCGCTTAAAAATCTAGTCTTATACTTGTATAAATATAAATATAAAAATTAGCCTTACTAGCTCAGTCGGTAGAGCATCAGACTTTTATTTTTTATTATAAAGCAATCTGAGGGTCGAGGGTTCAAGTCCCCCGTAGGGCTTTTTCACTTTTTTTATTCTATAATAAAAAATTCAAATACTTTTTATTATAAACTTCGTCTGCGAACAGGGGTTTCTTCTTCTTCTTCTTCCATAATAGGTTCTTCCACTTTGACAAAGTTTCGCGCGACAGGTGAACGCCCACGTCGAAGTGGCGGAGATTTTTTAGGTGGTCCTCTGGGGTACTTTTTATATGTTTCACTTTGTAAAACAAGTTTATGTAGTGAACCTTCGACCTTCCTTTTTTTTGTTTTTTGTTTGCTGCTACTTTTCTTACTGCTAGGCGATGACGGCGACGAGTCAGGATTCAAAGGCGACCCGATTCCACCGCGATGGTAACGCCGAGAATGTCTTTGCCGCCGATAATGTTGACGACGACCATGCTTTCGCGTACATGTCACATCGCCATGTTTATGTGCTTTCATAGATGTATTGCCCATTTATATATATTACTAATTTTTTAAAAAAAATGAATTATTGATTTTTGCAAAAAATTGATTTAAACATTTCTCAATAATATTAATTAACAAATAACCAAACAAGAAGAATGAGTTCATCTAACGCTAACCAATCTGCTGAAAACTGTATCGCCAACGGCCTGTCGTTTAACATCGCCGACATAGAAATCACCGCGCCTAAATTAAACAAGTCTGGTGGCAAGTCTGCCAATATTATTTACAAGCCATCAAAGAAGGGTTTGTACATCAATATGGAAGTGCCAATGCTAACTTGGGGTGCCTCGGTCTTTAAGGACGCACAAAGCGGGAAAGAAACAGTCGATATGTCGATTCAATTTCCACGCAAAGATTATAGTACGGCCGATACCGATGTTCTCTTGACGAAGTTTCAAGAAATTGAGAAGTTTATTAAGACCGAAGCCGTACGTAATTCTATGGCCTGGTTCAACAAGAAAACAATGACACCCGAAGTGATTGAAGCGCTTTGGACGCCTATTCTAAAGTACAGCAAGGACCCGAAAACAGGCGAATCTGATATGACAAAATCGCCTACCTTAAAAGTCAAGCTACCCTGCTGGGATGGTAAGTTTAATTGTGAAATATATGACCCACAAGGCACAATGCTCTTTCCAGACGAAATGGGTTCGTCATCGCCACTCGAATTAATTACCAAGGGTGTGAATATTGTCGCAATTATTCAATGTGGAGGTCTCTGGTTCGCCAATGGTAAGTTTGGTTGTACCTGGCGTCTCTTTCAAGCGGTTGTTCAACCTAAGTGGAAAATCGGTGGTCAATGTTTGATTAAAGTCTCGTCTGCTGCCAAGACAGCTTTAGTCTCTGCTGCCTCTGCGAATGAAGAAACAGGTATGACAGTTGAAGATGATGACAGTGAATGCGAAGCTGAATTCGAAGCACCTCCGCCAGTAGTAAAAACCGTTCCTCAGCCAACTCGCCCAGTACCTGTGCCCTCTGTTGTAGCCACCCCTCCTCCTCCTCCTGCCGCTGTCGAACCAGCTCCTGCTGTCCCCGTGGTTGTAGCCGCCCCTCCTCCAGTAGTAGTTGAAGCGCCAAAGGCGGCAGCAGAAGCTATCACCATCAAGAAGAAAGTCGTCCGCAAGAAGGAATAAATAATTAGTAGATATGAATAAAAACAATTTTTTATTTTTGTTAAGTTTTTTTTACGTTAGTTTAATATATTTAATAAAGTAATTAAATATATCAAAAAAATGAATATGGGTCAAACATTACAAATAAAAGATATATCACTCATGAAACAACTGTGTTCAACCTGCCATGAAGACTTCACTTCACATTCTTTTAATTATGTCTGTAGTACTTTAGAAGAAGGCCAACTATTTTATACGAAAATATCGAATGCGAGTCAATACGATGATACCGAAGGTATTGTGAAACATTGTACGAATTATTTAAATCACTGTAACCCGTCAAAGTGGTCATGGATTATTGATTTCGATGATTTTGGATTGAAACATACCCTGGGATTAAACACGGGGATTCAATTATCACGCTTGATTAATCGGTTTGGTCGTTTAAATCATCTTATCGTAATTAATACAAATACTTTTGTCGAACAAATGCTAAAAATGATTAAATTAACGTTAAACAAAGAATATCATCAATGTATTCGCATCATACACTCGAAGAATGAATTTCAACGCGAAATCGAACAATGGACTTATACCGACGAAGCAGAGAAAAAATTACTGATTCACTTTACGTGATGGAATGAACTTTCATTGTCAAGTATACAATAAAGCTTTCAAAATGATAGATGGGCCGATAGTTATTGTTATAATACTGTAAAAAAGTATAAATTTTAATCAATATATCGGTCATATCTTCGGGTTTAATCTTGTTCATAGCGATTAATTTATTCATAATAAACCAGATACATTCATATGAATCTAAATTATAAATAAAAATATCGTACAAATGTTCGCGCATATGATAAAAATTCACTTCTTTCGTATTGACAATAAAATCGACCAACCGATTACATATTATTTCGTTGGAATTCATGAGTTGGTCTAAGGTTAAATGAATATTTTTGATATTGGTAATCTCGTTTAACTGAATCGTTTTTTTCAATTTGATTTTCAAACACTTGTTATAAGTGGTGCGTGTCGGCCGTGGCACTTTAATTAAATGACAGCAATTGAGTATATTGTCCGGAATGAAACTTAATTCTTCGGTTATAATGACAAATTTTAAATCAATATTGGTGGTGTTTAACGATTGCATATAACTATAAAAAATATCTAAGAGTTCGCTATGAATTTCGTGAAAGTATTTACAAACTATAATACCGGATTTCTCGGCTTTGGCTAAGAGAATATCAACAATTTGATTATAGACTTCGTTCCAAAGCATCTTCGAATGGCAACCAATGAGAGACATATCGATTTCGTAATGTATATCGCTGATTTTGAAAAAATAAATATTCTTGTTATAGGTCACGCTTAATTTTTTCTCGTATTTCAATTCCGACGGACTGTACTTTTTAATGGCCGCCAACATTTGGGTGTATTTACCAACACCCTTGGGTCCGTAAAAGATGAGGTTTTTTAGATTACTGAGCTTGGGGGGGAATTTTTTATAAGCAAGTGCTAATGTCGGATGTAACGAGTTCTCATTATGTAAGTTCAAATAATGGTCAAAATGTGTTTCGTGATGTTTCATATTTAATCATTTATAAAATAATGTCTTTATTTTATAAATACATAAATAGTATAACCGATATAATAGATGGCAGATGTTATGAAAGCCCGATTTAATCTCTATAGCTCAACGCATCCCAATTTATCCCACTGTTGGATGGCTTATCTAGAGCTGAAAAAAAGGCACTACGATACAATTCTAGCCGAACATTGTAGTGCGGTTTTAGAACAGTTAGAACAAGGGTGCGATGATTTTGAAGAGAACGACATTGTTCGACTTTTACTTTATAAGCGAACTATATAGAATAAGCGAACTATATAAAACAAGCTTAAAAACAGTTTAATTAATATCAATAATGTATGTTGTATTAAGCATAGACGATTTCAAGATTAACAATATTTTTTATCAAGAGAAAGTAAAAAATACAGTGATGGATAACAGTAATTTTTTAAGAGTAAATTATTCAAATGAACTCTTTGTTTTAAATGGTATTTTTATTAAATTCAATTTACACTTGGTCGCTATTGAAAAATCATTTAATAAATATAAATGTCTCTTTGATAGTAAACTACATAACGATATTATAGTTCAATTTTCGGCGATTGAAAAACACATGATGGAAAAACACAGCTCAACCTCGAAAACACCAATCTACCGAATATCCGAACAATTAAATAATGGATTTCTGAAAATTTTTAATGAAGTCGAATGTAAAGAGCAGAACGATTTTATTCTGAAAATCTATGGCATCTGGGAAACAGATTGTGAATACGGACTGACTTATAAATTTATTAATATCTAGCCGGGGTTACGCCCCCGAACGACATTTCTGTTTGCGGGGTTTACGCCCCCGAACGACAACATAGAACAAAAAAGAAAAAAATAGATATTGTTTGTATTTTTTTTACTCTGTCTTTGCTTACTCTGTTTTTGCCTTTAATAATAATTTTTGGTGCCTGTTTGTTTTCAAATGACTGCTTTTGTTTGATAAACTCACTATACATCCGCATTCACATTCAAATCGGAGTGACCGGCGTTTCAGTATTGCCTCTCGATGCGCATCGTAATAATTTTCGTTGCGTTCTCTCTGTTTTTCTTTGTCTTGCTTCGCCAATATTGTCTCTCGATTGTCATAATAATACTGTAATGATTTCTGGTTTATTTTCTCCTTATTGGCGTTATAATACTCTTGACGATTTTTGCTCTTCTTCTCTTCAGTTTCTTCATTAATAGTATAAGACATTCTTATATTATTAATCTTTTGGCTTTTCAACCGATAATTACCGTAAAATGCGTTTCAATTTTTTGACTAATTGGGATGGGGTGGTGTGTGATGGCATCAGCCATCGGTCGAGAAAAATTGTAGAATAATCGTCATCATGCCTACGACAATTAAATTAATACCGGTTATAAAGTAGGTCGCGAATGCTATGCGATTTTGGGTGGTTACCGCATCGGCACCCGCGTTCTTTGGGTCTGTTTTCATTTGTATATACAATTTCAAGTATTGAAAT